GGGCCAGTTCCAGAAGCCTTGGGCACCGCGCATGGGGATGGGGGTTTCCCAGGCTTCGATTTCGAGCATGGGCCAGCCCCAGTTGGCGTGCTGGTCGCGGTCACTGTCGTTGGCGCGGGGGACGCCGAATTCCTCGGCTATCTCGGTGCCGAGGCGTGGTTCGCCGATTATGGCGGTGCCGATCCCTGCCGACATGGGCAGTGGTTCGCGAAAAGGCATCCATGCGCGACCGAGGACAGGCAAGGCCAGATCGGGGTGCAAGCAGGTTTCGGCGGCTGCGAGCTTGATGTTATCGCAAGCGTTGCGGTTCAGCAGGATGTGCCAGATGTCGCTGCATAGCGGCTTGTCGATCTTCTTGGCGGCAGCATGGATGACGATGCGCTGGCCGATCAGCCCGCGCGGGGCGCGCCAGCCACGGAATTCGTAGGGCTTGGCACCAGCGATGATCAGGCTGGCCCAAGGTTGCCAGATGGTGAGGGCCTTCATGCCTGCCCTCCCTGATCGACGTAGCGACCTTCAGCGCGAGCAATGAATTCCTTCATCATCGCGATCATGTCTTCTCTGCTGCCGTTGCTAATGTAGTTCACGCGACCGTTGTCGATCTGGCCGAACTCGGCAGCGAGCATGACGAAAGCAAGGCGCTTGGGCTTGGTCTCGCCGTTCAGCGTCTGGTCGATCGCTGTGGCGAGGGCATTCATGTTTGCGCGATGGCGCGGATCAATGGGGCGGTGGGTCACTGGGCACCGCCTTCCTCGGCCTTGGCCGGTTCGTAACGGGTTCCGCAGAACGGGCAAAAGGTGTGCGCGACGAGGCGGGGCTGCTTGCTGCGCGTTTCTCGCTTGCCGTTGTCGCGGCGATCCAGCGGGGTGTAAGTTCGCGCCGTCATCGTGTTGCTTTCGCGAGAGAAGCAAATGGCAACGTCGAGGGTCTGCTCTGGCAGCTTGCTTTCGATTTCCGTGATGCAGTTGCAGGTCATGCCACCGCTCCCTGCTGTGCGTCGGCCTCTGCAAGGCTGCGCGTGTTCCAGATCAGGGACCGGCTTTTGCTGGGCATCGGCTTGAAGTGGGCGAGGATGGCATCGCGCAGGATGGCGCTCGCACTGGCCATGCAGCGATGGTGATCACGATTACTGCGGACGTGATAGGTTTCGACGATCTGCGAAACTCGGGCGTAGGTAAGTCCCGTAGTACGTGCGATTTCGCGAGTGGGGCTGCCGTTGTCCCAGAGATCGAGGACACGGCTTTCGGTGGATGTCAGGGGCATAATGCGGGGCCTTTTGCAAACAGGATCAGTCGAAGTGCATCCAGCGCGGGGGCTGGTGCTCTTCGACCGGGGGATCGGTAGTGGCTGGGGGATGGCGGGCGCTTTCGCGCTGCATCCGCCGCGCTTCGAGGCGCTGGTCGACTGCTTTCCACCGGGCATCGGCATCGCGATCGACGAGGCGGGCGCGGGCCTCGGTGAGGGTGCAGCCCTCGGCCATTGCCACCTGCATTTCGGTGCGGTGATCGCGCAGGCGCACTGCACGGGGGCGACGGTCCCGGCCGCTGGCGCGGGTGAAGGGCGCGGTCACCATGGCAGGCAACCTTCGATCGGGCAGCGGGCGAAGCCTGCAACGATGCGTTCGGCAAAGTGCAGCGCGGTGGCAAAGGCCAAGGCAAAGGCCGCGAGGCGGGCAGCGTGGTGCAGCCGGTGTGCCATCACGCTGCGCTTTTCTGATCGGCGAGCAGGGTGTTGACCTGCTCCACCCACTTCACTCGTTTTGCCGATCCGGGCGGCATCAGGGCCGCGCCTTCCTGCAGCAGGACGAGCACCTGGTGGCGGAGGCGGACCTTATCGGGCGATGGTCTGCGCGGACGAACGGTGCGCGCAGCGATGCCAGCGCGGGTGCAATCTGCGCACCACACTTTGCTGCCGCGCCGGGACCAGCCCACCGGCAGTTGCGCATCGGGCGCATTGTGGATGTTGCCGCAGGAGCATTCGTAGCTGGCGACGTGCGGCAGGGTGACGGGGACACGGGCGCGCTTCATTGCCCCGCTCCCGTCATGAAATTGGCAAAGGCTACGACTGCGAGCGAGAAGCCGACGAAGACCAGAAAGCAGCCGATGGTCTGAGCCCATTCAGCGGTCCAATCTCTATCGGCAGGATCGCGGCATTCACGGCAAGGGCAATGCTGGGGGTGGTAATCAAGTGGCATGATTGGCCTCCTGGTTGGTGCGCGAATCCGCGCGGATTTGGTGGGTGAGCGCGGCGAGCGCGTGGGTCCGGCGACCGGGTTCAAGGTGCCAGCGCATGGCGATCACGCATTCGGCCTGGGTGGCGAGCTCATCGGAGAAGCCGCCATCATCACGGGCGATATCTGCGATGGTGCGCAGGCTGGCATCGAGCGCGGCGCGGCGCAGATAGAGCGAGCCCAGCGGGGCAGGCTCCCCTTCCCCGGTGCAGATCCAGTGCCAGTCGGCAGCTATTGACCGGAAGGTGGCGAGATCGGCCTCGGCATCGTCTGCCGACATTTTCCCGGCGGCGACCAAAGCGGGGAAACGCTTTTCCCGTGAGGCGACCATCCGCTCTGCCATCGCCAGCAGACCGGCATAATCGTAGAGGCCGAAGGGCGGTTCGAAAGTTTCGATGCCCTGCCAGACGCGTCGCGCGCGGTGCGCATTTAGATTGAGCACCCCGGCATCATCGATGAGGTTCGCACCCATCAGACGATCCGTTCCGGCTTGGCGGGTTGCTGAAATACCCAGCAGGAATCCGTCTTGCCCTTGGGCGGGTTGACCGGCTTGGTGGCCAACCATTTCCGCGAATGGCTGCCGCGCAGGACCTTCTTGAGAAGATCCATGTTGGGGAGGCGCAGGCCTGCCTGATGGCAGCGCGATTCGAACAGTGGCAGGTTGATCGCGATGTGCTTGTCAGGATCGCGGTGCCGATTGAGCCCGTTTCCTTCGCTCCATGCATCAGGAGCCTCGCGGGCGATCAGGTAATCAACCTTCTCCCAGAATTCGGCCACCACCGGATGATCAGCGCCAATGGATTGCTGCCGATCGATGGCGAGGCGATCGAGACATGCGATGGCCTCGGCCACCCATTCGGCGCGCACCTGCGGGAAAAGCTTCGGCAGGGCTTCGACGGCTGCTGCCAGCTGGGCATGGTTCTTGATGATGCGATCGTTGTGCAGCCCATCGATCCGGCGGCGCATGTCTGCGCTGTGATGATCAAAGCGCTGGCCGAAGAACGGCAGGTAATTGGCCTCTGCCTTGGCCACGTGGATAATGGTGCCGGAGACATCCTCCATCGGCCATTCGCGCAGGCGCTGGGCGCGCTGGCGGTTTTCATCGGAGAAGCGCTCCTTATCGATGTTCATGGAAACGAGGCGCTCGAGCACCGCAGGGTGTGCATCGACGCGCTCGTTCTGCATCAGGTAGAGCGTGCCGAGGAACGGCTGCTCGTTGATCTCGTACCCGTCGGTCTTCTGGCCGGTGGCGCGGGGGTTGCGGCCATCGTAAAGGATCAGCAGTTCGTTGTAGTCAAACTGAGCTTTGCCGGTGCGCTTCTCATCATCGCGCCGCCCTTCGATCAGGCCTTCGGGCAGGTTGGAGATGCGCATCAGCACTCGGCCCAGTGCGGCACCGGTCACCTTGTTCGGATCATATCCTTCGTGCCCCGTCGCCCCGCCGCGCCCGAGCATTTTGTGCAGGAACGCAATGAGCGTGGTCTTGCCCGAACCGGGGATGCCGGTAATTTCAAGGAACGGGATTGAGCCGTGCCAGAGCGGCGCACCGCGCAGCTGGTTGGCGAACAGCGACAGCGTGAAGAACGCCAGCGCGATCAGGCCCTTTTCGCCATATGCATCCCACAGATCTGGCAGCCAATCGAACTTGAGATCGTCGGGATCGTAAGTGATGCGCAGCAGGCGATCATCGGAGCGGAGCTTCACCGCCTGCTTGCCGAAATCGAAATACTTGTCGGCGTTGATCTTGAAGACCCGCCCTTCCCGCACCGCGAGATCGCCCAGCACCCATGCCTTGTGATCGGCGGAATATCCGGTGAACTTGATCGGGGTGACCACCTTGTCCAGACCGGGCTGGTTCTTGACGATGCGATCGAGCTGTTCGCCGCTGCCGCTCCACGTTCCGGCGAAAGCCATCAGGCGTTTCTTGAACGTGCCGGAATCGGCCAGCGCGGTATGCGAAAAGCGGGCCTTGGCGGTGGGACGCCTGCCCGGAAAATCGACCTTCAGGAAATAGTTGGTCTCGTCGCCAACTTCGTCGCGCTCTCTATAGAGCACCCGGAAGTTGCAGTTGGCGATTTCCTCAACATCAAGGTGGCGCGTTTCGTCGCCATCATCGTCCTTCGAATAGCGGACCTTGCACCAGTAGAGCCGGTTGGCATGGCGGAAATCGAATGAGTGCCACAGCTTGCGATCGGCGATGAGGCGCGCTTTCTTTTGCGCGCTGTCGGCGAGGGTGAGCTTGCCGTTGTAGAGATATTCGTCAAACGCCTTGGCGCCGAGCGGGGCCTTTTCAGGCTCACCAGCCCAATCGAGGTGTTCCTTGAGAAGGTCATTCCAGTCCTTCTTGCTGCCCTCGCCATCTGGTTTGACCTGCAGCGCTTCGGCTTCCCAGCCTTCGGCGCGGGCCTGCAGCACATGCTTGCGCGATGCGCCGACGCCGGCATCGCCGACATCGTAGGCGAAGAGCAGCTTTGGCCGGGTGGCGCGGCCGATGCGTTCCAGTTCCTTGCGCAGATCCGCTAGGAAATGTTCCGGCCAGTTGTTGGTGGACATGACCGACGCGGCCATCTTGCGCACCTGGCACAAGGAAACGGTATCGAAGATGCCCTCGGCAAAGAGGATTTCCTCTGCCTTGGCGTAGTCCTCGATCGTGAAGCGGGGCGGAATCCAGCAGTGGCCCTTGTACGTGCCGCCAAATCCGAAATTGGCCTTGGCCTTGAACCGGCCAACGCGGTCGATCAACCGCTCCCAAAATGTGTCGCCCACCTTGAAGCGCACAGTCGCGGAAATCGCATTGCTATCGCGATCGCGGAAAAGCTCCTGCGTGTAAGACCCGCGCAGGTACTGCAGATCGAGCATGCGATCGTGCAGAAGATAGGCATCGGCTGTAGCAGTCGGGCTTTCCGGCGTCGGGGCAAAACGCTTGGACCAATCCTCGAACAGATCGGGCAGCAGATCGCGGACGCTTTCAGTCCAACCGCAGTTGTCGGCGCGGCTGCACTTGACCACTTTGGGATCTTTGGCCGCGCAATAGGCTTCACGCTTTTGGCATTGGGGGCACGTGCCCTCCTGCAGCCATGCTCCCTTGGTTTTGCGGAACTTGAACTGCTCTTGCAGGCCTTTGATGATGTCGGCTTCGAGGCTCACTGCGCGGACCCAGCCTTCTGGCCATCGCCGTTTGTTGCCGCGATCAACGCGGCCGCAGAGATGACATAGTGCCGCCCGAATTCGGTGAGGCGGTAGCTGGTGCTGATCTGGCGCTTGCGGCCCACGTGGCGTTTCCACGTGCTGTCGCGCCACTGAACAAGGCCCTGCTGCTCCCACGCCGGGGCCTCGAGCATCTCGATCATCGCAACATCGAAGACGTCGGCTTCTCGGAAACCGCCGACCGATGCGAGGAAATGGCGCTGGCGGCGGGTAAGGCGCGGCGCGACC